TATTTTATTAATGACATCCTTTAAATATGCCATATTAACAATGTATTCATCGTTTTGCAAAATACCGCGTAGTAAATTTAAATGAATTATGGAAGCCTTTTGAGCAAGGTAAAACACGCGCCCCGTTTCTTCGATTTCATCATCAAGAATGAAGGAAGAATAAAATTCAAGAAATACCTTTTTGCCCAATGCTTCCTTATCTTCCATTATCCTTTTGTTACTCCGTTTACAACTACTTCATAATTTGCACCATCGTAATGGGTATTTACATTTATACCAATGGTTGAACCACTAATGATATATTGAACCGTTGGTATCAACTTTTGTCCATTCATAAATACAAGTACATTTGCATTGGTGTTGCTCACCTGGGTTATTCCGGAATTAGGCGCAAGTACCAAAACGTTTGTCATTGAATTTAAGAACGGCGTGTAAGATAATTGAATGTTTACCGTTGCTCCATTTGCTCCTACTAAGCCGCTGCCCGATCCTGTTACCGTTCCACTTTGAGGTGAAGCTCCAGCTAAGGTTATTGTGTTGACAACTTTTGTCAAATCATTTGTATTTGGTTTTTCATCGTAAAGCAAAACCGTTTTTGCAGGGCTATTGGATTTTGGATTGTACTCCAAACTTTGTATAATAAAGTTAGATGAACCAATTATTCCTTTGCGCCTGAATGAAAGCTGCGTTATATCTTTTGGTTTCCATTTTACAAAGGTTGAATAAACCTTACCTAATTCTATTCTTTTGTAAGTCTGCAAGTGAAATGTTTTAAAAACGCCTTGCATTACGTTTGTATAATTTGTAACCTCATCCGAAAATGATAAGTTAAAATCTGCACCACTCGGGTCATTGTAATTAACCATGAAGGCTGCAGGAAAATCAAAAGCCGAAGCCGCCGACGTTGTTTCATCGAACAATCTTATTTTCCCATCCAATCCGTTTCTTCTTCCAGCGTAATAAAGTAAACGAGGCGCAAGATTGTAGTTTGGTTCGGCGTCCGTTACTGTGTTATAATCGTCACCAAATACAAGTGGCATTTGGGCACCGTATGTTCCTCCTGTGGTAATGGCAACGTCGTTTATATGGATTGCTTTAGCAAAGAAATTTGTATATATAAATTCAATACCATTTTCAAATCTATCAGTTGGAAAATTGTAACCGCCTGAGTAAATATTTACCCCTCTTCTTTCTTCTTCTTTGTTCGTTGTATCATCGTCCGTGGCATAAGCCAGAACCTGACTTGACTTATATCCGTCCAAAACTTGAAAGTCTGAGCCATCAATGTCACGGGTATTTAAATCATACTTGTTTGAGCCTTTAAAGAACCCGTCAAAACTTGTAAGGCTTACCGATCCCGTGCTATTTGCCCTGTATCTTATCGTATAATCGTCTTTGGGGTAGGCATATACCTGTTTGTTTAATACGTCTGTCTCCCATGCAAGGTTGAAAATGGTTGTAAGGTCTGCAATTATATCCCTTGCATACCATGAAATAGGAATAATGTACTGCAAGTTAACCGTTTCCCCTGTTTCCAAACCCTCTTTTTCTGCCACAACCGACAAAGAACCAGCAATAGAAAGATTAAATGTCACATTTTCGTACCTCAATCTAAGTTTTACGGTATCATTTGCCACCAAATCACCCAGAAATTCAAGTGAAATTGAATCATTTAAGGATGTTTCATTGGTTAAATCATAGGTTGAAACGTTGTTTCCATTGATTTCAAAGAATAAAATAAGCTCCGCAAATTGGTTTATATCCCCAATGGAAGCCGTTAAGGTAACGTTTAACTCAGCAATTAACTCATATAAAGCATTTATCGGTACAGTATATATTCCCCCGGTATAATTGCCCCCTGTATCAAAGTTTGGTGACGTTGTTTCGTCCGTAAATGTAATATTAACCGTTCCGTTATCACCAGCTGAATAAACAAAACTTGCAGGCGAAGGATTGGAAGCCCTGAGATTTACAAAGTCTTTTATATAGTCGGCATCAAGATTTAAACCCATCGGAATAATCAAACGGTTAAATGGGTCTGTTTTAAAAATACTATTTAACTGATAACCTTTATTTGCAAAAGCCTTTTCCAATATCTGCCAGACAAAAATGGCAGGTGTTAACTCATTATATAAAATGTATGTCTCATTTTCCCATGCCTTCCATTTCATCAAGATAAAGCAAAACTCAGCCGTTGCAGGATTGTAATTTGTCTTAACCGTTGTTTCGCTTACCTCAATTGTACTCCAGCCTAAATCCCTTACCAAAATATTCCCCACGTCGGAAAACCAATCTGCATTATTTCCAATCAACGAGACCTTGAAATTAGATGCTACAAAACCTGAATTAATCGCCTGTAAATCCGCTCCTTCTAATCTTGCTTTTCCTGTAAGGATTGGAACGCCGTCTGCTTCTAATCTTGCTGACAATAACTTGTAAGCATTGGTAACAATAGCGCCAGCGTCCGTAATGTTTTGAAATATGTTTACGTTTGTCTTTGTTGCAGGTAATGTGACATTCCTTTTAGAATGCGCACCCGATATGTTACCCAGTTCAATATTTTCAATAGAATAATCAATTGTTACGTTAACCTCATTTTGATTCAAATCAACCTCCTGTCCGCCGATGAATAATTTTATCATAACTGGGCAGTTGGTTTATTTGGATATGTAATTTCAAAGGATACTTCGATATCAGTTGCCCTATTATTATCCGTCAATGTTTCTGCGTTGGAAATAGTAACATTGACATACTTACCGTTTTCAATAATGTACACCTCAGGGGAATAAAACATTGATGAAATATACAAGGCATCTTCATGCGGTATGCTACATTTAACTTGCTTTCTTTTGTTTACCCTTTGATTTGTCTTGATAATTGTCTTATCAAAACTGTTTGCCCTGGGTGATGTTACCACGCTCCACGGCTGCGAAACATTGATTATATCTGCATTGGCATTTTGTAAGTCAACAATTAATCCACGAAATTGATAACTTTCTGCACCTCCATATTTTCCAAACCAATGCAAATCAATGTTATCGTTGCAATTTGGTTCAATGTTTACTTGTATTTTTTCACTGCGTTGTATATACGAACCTGAATAATTACCAACGCTAACCTCGTAAAACGAATAAGCGCTGGAAGATAAAGGAAAATTACCACTATGAAATACAGCAGTGCTACCATATACATTAGCGACACCAATAGAAAGAGAATATAAGTCATTATTTGCGGTTGAGTTTACAAAATCTACAATTGTTACGGCTGAGGTTCCAGACTTAGTCCAAAATTCAAATTGAGCTGCGTTAACCCCTTTGCCAATAAATGAAAGGAATATATTCCCATTTTCATTGCATCGCCTGTCTTGATTGTTTGTGGTAAGAAACTTGAAAGGATTTGCCGACGGTTGATAAAAGTCACTTAGGTTAAAGTCATTGTCATCCCCGTAAAACTGGGAAGGAATAACAAAACCCGTAGAACTAAATTGGCTTGCGGTTGATGTTACAAGAAAACCCGCACTACTTACCGTTTGGTTCTTTGATACGCAAAACACGGACTTAATAACATCCGTGTTATTTGTCAATGAATAGGTATTAAGCGTTCCAAAGAAACTTGTTTTTGCCCCTGTCAACGGCGCAACGTCGGAGTAAAGGAATGATTGAATATTTGTATCAAACACCGCGCTGCTTCCACTTGTTCCCGTCTGGGCCGCTAAGAAAGATCCTGCAAGGCTGCCACCAACGTAAACATCGACTTGCTGCTGAACAACCGCCAAAGAGTCAATGTTTCGAAAAGATACAGGATAAAGAAGGCTTGATAATATGTCTGGGTTTATCGTGTAACTCATCTGTTAAGAATTGATTTGTAATAACTTTCTATCGTTGCCTCCACGCTAAAGGTGACTGCGCTTTCGATTAATTCAATAAACTTTGCACTATTTTTGTCCAAAGCCTGTTCGATGAAGCCCGTGCGTTTCCCTGTTTTCGAATATTTTGCAGACGTCTTTGTAGGCATGCCCTCTTTCTTATGTTTGCTCGCGATGGCAAAAGCAATCGATTTAGCCTCCTTTTCACTTTTACCCATTCTTTGTTGAACATATTTCATTAAGCCTTTAATATATTCGCTTTCTTTTCGTCCGCTCCCAGGATAATAAGGTATTCGATTTGCAGGCACTCCTTGATTATTTATAGCCATGTAATCAGGAACAAAGCCCTCAATTATCAAAGTATTGATTTCAAACCTTACCATTGTTTCCATTTGTTTCACGGCTGCTCCCGTTAACTCATGACCCTGTGCCCGCCATTCATTGGCAACCACGGAAATAGCTAATAAGCTAATATCTTCGGCTAACTTTTCAAGCATGGTTTAATTTACCGTTAATACCAATGCACTTGCGTTAAACTTAACTTCGTCACCCACTGCGATAACCTTTGATGCGGCTAATGTTCCATAAAATAACATGTTACCCGCTGCACTTGCATCGAATACCGCGACATCCGTTGCCGTTGCCGCACTTGATGCACTTGAGGTAATGGTAATCGCCGTCGTATTTGCCAACGTTGCCGTGCTACTTGTTACCCTTGTCCATCCACCAGCTGCTACCGAAACACGGGAGTAAAGAGCTCCCGTTAGTGAGCCTGCCTCCGTTGGGCTTTGAGAATACAATTGGACAAATGTGGACGTTGGAGCGGCGTCAAAGGTTGTTCCATTTATCCACCCTGTAATTTCGTCTTCTAAATAATTTGAAAAAGCCATGATATTTATTTTTTGTTTGTTAATTTAATTCTGGGAAAATGACTGTAAAGTCAATAGGCTCACCTAAAACAGGAAGCAAGGTTTCATCGTAAATAATGTACCAAAATTGAGGGTCATTTAATTCTGCAAATTGGTAGTCAACCCAATTTTGTGTTACATCACCTGGATTTAAGGGAATGCCATAGTATTCATTGCATTGCAACTTTGCTTCAATGGCTTCGTTCTCTGTAGTATATTTGTAGCCTTTAATAGATACCATAATGCGTGTTTATATTTGTATTAATTGCATTAACATTAGTATTTTGGTCAGATTTATAAATTATTAATTCAGAGATTTTACCAGCAAATCTTTGTGATTTAGATGTACTTGCATCACCAAATATAGTTCCTTTTCCATCTGTAGAAATTGAGCCAGTTGGCTGACCAATAGTTTGACTTACATTATTTTTATAAAATAACAATCTTGGCGCACTTGTTAGATTTAAAATTGATTTTAAATAAAAAATATTTAAAGTTGAAGTGCCATCTAAATGTAAAGTATTTCCCGACCATTGGAAAAAGGTTTGAGTGTTTACTTCAAATGCCGATGACATTGCGCTTAAAGCCGTTGACCATCCAGCTTCACCCATAGCCCAATCATAAGCATATACAGTGCCACTTGTTCTTACGGAAGCTATGAACAAAGATACAGGTACACTTGTGTTGCCTAAATTATTGGTTAAAAAATAATTAGTTCCATCTCCTTGTATAGATGGTTTTGAATTTTGTGTTACAACACTTCCACTACTATAAACTAAAGGTTGATTAGCCGCAGTTGTTTGTGTTGCATTCCTTGCATTGCCACTTTGGTCGTACCATGTGGTAATAAATCCATTACCACCACCGCAAAATGTTGATAATGCAGAAGTGTCTAAAATATTATTTACAAAACCAATGTTTTGTTCAGTATTATCTGAAGACCTCCTTACCCTTATTGCACTTCCTGCATAAGCCGTTCGCAATTTACGCAAGGAATAAGCTGCTGCTGCATTTGGATACAAGTCCAAAAGTAAAGCTGAACCCGTCACCGTCAACTCCGCTGCCAATGTTCCCACGCCTGTTAAAGACGATGAAGGCAACTTGCTTACCAATGCACTTGCGTTTAAACTTGCACCACCGTTTAAGGATGAAGCTGCAAACTTTGTAATCAAAGGATTGGCAAATATACTTCCGTTGCCGTTTAAACTTGCTGCAAATAACCTTGTGATAAAGGCATCGCCCACCAAAGTACCACCAGCATTTAAAGAGGATGAAGGTAACTTTGCTAATTGAATATTTGCCGCTAAAGAACTTTCGGTATTTAAATTTGATTGAGCCAACTTTGAAACAAGGGCACTTGCACTAAGCGAAGAAGATGCCTGTAAGGTTGATACTAACTTTATTATTCTTGTTATTGATGCCGTTAAATTACTTGATGTTATAATATTTGCAATGCACTCAATTAAAGTTGAAACAATAGGCTCACAGTTTGTTGGAACAACTAAGGTAAAACTAAGCTGAACGGTAATCATTCGCTGCAAGCCTGTAAAGGAATCAAAGGTAATAGACGGCGCCTCAGGGATAAAAAGGTAATTAGGTAAAATACTTTGTTTTACCTTATTTAACCTTTGTACGAAGTAATTTGCATATTCCTGCAAGGCTGCCCACTTATCTATTTGTAAAGTGAGGTCTGCATCCCCTTCATTATTATATCCCAGTAAATCGTCAAAGAAAATAGTAACTTGATACGTGTCTTGCTTTCTTGTTTGGTCCGACCCTGTTATCGTTGGCACGGAAAAGAAAACACGTGGAAATTCGTTTAACTCCTGATAATCTTCCGTGTTTGTTGATCGCGTTCTGTCCGATGCCCAGCCAAAATTATAGCTTTTTATCGCCGTGATTTGATTTGCCGTATCTTTAAAAACGTCGCTTATATCCCTTATATTCATTTTTTCTTTTGCTTTGATAGGTCTTCAATCACCTTTTCCTCGGCTGCTTTGCTCGCAAGGTATTGAAACACCTCGTACAATTTTGCTTTTTCTGCTGATTGCATAGGCGTTAATCCGCTTAAATTAAACAATCCAGACTCTGCCACTTTTTTAATTGTTAAGTACCACCCGTATTTTTCATTTAGCCTTTCACTTGCTAATTGAGATTTGCCATCGCCTTTTCCAGCATAGAGGTCTGCAAATCTACCATATATTTCTCGCTTAACTTCGTCAAAAAAAAAGCAACCTCATAGGATGTTTGTAAGGACATTTGTAAAAATTCAACCTTGTTTTTTTCAAAGAGTTCGTCGCTGTAATCTTCGCCCAATGGTTTTAATAATACTGCCATGATGTTTAATAATCCCTCAGGTTCCCCGTTCCTAACCTGATTCATTGCCTTATCGTATTGCGCCGCCATTGTAAACTCAAGTAACGTTGACTTTTCCATTAACCTATCTGGAAGCGTGTAAACCTTACCGTTAAAATCGTACAGTTGTTTATACTTTGTTTCCGTTGGCGTGTTAATGGCATTCATTATCTTAGTGTAAATGTAAACTAAGTATTTTAATTCTAAGCTATCTGCAACCTTACCAAAGCAAGCGTCTAAAGGAATGCCTGTAAAATAGTTTACAACCTTTGCCATGTAAGGATAACGGATATTTGCCTCCCAGACTTCATCCATGATTTCGAGTCGCTTTGTAAGTTCTTTATCAAGTTCATTCCATTGGCTTATCAATGGTGGTAAGAAACGGCGTACATTATCCTTTACTTCATTCTCTTGCAATATTTTACCTAAGTCGTAAACAAGGTTTATTTGTTGAACATTTTTTGAATCAACCTTTAATTTCTTTGCATACGGTAAAATCTTTTGATAAACCGCGTCCCGTTCATTTAGGTATTGAATCGCTTCCAATTCAACCTTAGGATGCTGAGGCAAAAGGAATTTGGCAAAGTAAATATATTGTTCCAAAGTAATATCCGACGCCGTCTCAGGATAATTGTACTTGATTTGTTTGTTTCCGATGTTAAATATTACCATTATTTTCTCCTTGCTTTTTTGGTTACCACGGGAATATTATCTGCCAACACGTCAAGGTTATTATCATTTGTAGCTGGTTTAAAGGGTACTGGCTCTGCTTTGGCATGTGTAACCAATGGGAGCGACGGAGGGCGTGACCATTCCCGTTTGATTCCATTCCCTGTGAGCTTCACGGCTTTTTCAAGGTGGCTTCGCATTTGTAATAATCTTTTGCGTTGCATTGGCTTATCAATAATTTCTTGCGTAATCTTTTCGATTAAGTCAATGATAATTAACGCCTTTTCTTTATCTGTCATATTTCTTTGTTGTAAGTTTCGTTGTAATATTTATTTGCATATTTATCGTAATGTGAATATTCAAGACCATAAGGTAAAGCCGACATATAAGCCTCTGTTATCTGCTCCTTTTCCATTTCTTTTGCAACAACAAAAAATCCATTTAAACTTTTTAATTCATCTGATAAAGAAAGCAATAATCTTTCTTGTAACCATTCAATCGCCGTTTGTTTTTTCATTTTGGTTTTAATTAAATGCAAGTAAATCGCTACCTTGTAATAAACGCATCGAGATATAGCGGAGGCTGTCACATCCGTGATTTTCCGCATCCATTGGCGTGGAACTTTTCCTGTCATTCCAAATGTAATTCCTTAACTCATGTTTTAGATTATACGACTCAGGTGTTACAATGATTTGGTAATCTAACATTTTCTTAATCCCTTCCACGATTGAACCAGCCCCTTTGTCTGCCTTTTGCACATTCAAGCCCCGTTGCTGCAAAGCTTCAATCAAACGTGGTTCACTTGTGTCGGCAATTATCAAAGCATTAAGACTAACATAATGATTCATTTGCTCAATGACTGCCTCGTAAGAAAGCGACTGTTTATAAATGATTTCCTCCACGTATATTTTCTTTGCCCCTTTGTCAACCGCTACTTTGACCAATGCCAAAGGATCCGGGTAAAATCCAAAGTCAAGCCCGTAGCCGAAAGGAAGGCTAACATCAAATTTACCCTCAACCCAATTATTAAATATTACCCCCTGTTTCCTATCCAGCCATTTACCTAAAAACCTGTGAGCGTATGCCTCAGGTGACTTTGTTTTAATCGCATCAATCTTTGCAATGTAGTCTTTGCTTAGGTTGTGGTAATTATCAAAGTACGTCGTATGAATGTGGGTAATATCTTGATGTGTGCTTATCGGTATCATTTGCCCGTCAATCGTTTCCATGCGATGGGACTTTTCAAACCACCGCTTCCAAATCCAGTGTTCCACGTCTTGCGGGTTCATAACTAGTATTACAATGTTTGGCGTATCAGGCATCCTGATTGATTCATCAATGGTATCAAAGTCCTTTTCGCTTACAAATTCCTCAGCCTCGTCGACAATGAACACGTTTAACTTTGGTATCGACTTTAACTTTGCCGTTTGATTTCCAGAACTTGTCTTGATGCCTGAGAATATTATTTCACTGCCTGTTACTTTGTGGCTTATTTGCGCGTTGGTCATTTGAAATTCATCGCCGACGCCAAGTAAGTCAATCTTTTCCCTAAACTCAGGGATAACGGAAATATTAGCACTTGATAAGGTATAACGTGTAAAAAGTATCTTCCACCCTTTGTTGGCTAAAAGCATGTTACAAGCCCAAAGCCCCACGGTAAATGACTTTGCCGAACCACGCCCCCCAGTTATAAGGAAGTAACGTGTTTTAGGTTGCCAAAGGGCTTCATACTTTTCACTAACCTTTATCTGCATTTATAAGGATTGTTTAAATTTGCTCCTCATATAAAATATCTAATCCATATTGCAAAGCAACTTCATGCTCAATTTGACAACCTCTTGCATTTTCCCAGCCTTTTGCAAAGATAACAGCATTGCAAAGAGCCATTTTCTCAAGTGATTTTGCCAAATAATATATAGGTACTTGATTTACGCCTATTGATTTTAATTCAATTTTTGCAAACCATTCATCTTTAAAATAGGTGTGTACTACCTCCATATTTTCATTTTTTGCAAATTCTAAAAACCTGTTTTTTGTTTCTAAAATCTGTTCATCTGTTAAGCCATTCATTGGCTGGCTAATCATAATTTTAATCATTTGCCTTATCCTTTGTAAATATTATCGTTGGCACGGTCACCTTTTCCCCTTGCGTCGTTATGTCAATGTTTTGCTTACTTTTCCCATAAGCACGGTCTAAAAGTAATTGAGCCGCCTTAATGTCACCCTTTGCCGCCTGTTCCCTTAGCTTCATTATAATCGCCTCGGCTGCGGTTATACCGTCCTTTTCCTGACCCATGACATTAGCCATAATAAGGTCAAGGGCTGGGAGTTTCTTAGGTCTGCCAACGTTAACCGTGTTTCCTGATTTCAATTTACCTTTATTTTTTCCTTCCCTCATAAAACGAGTTTTTAACGAGTTATTCAAGTGCCTTTATCAGTGCTGATTCAAGCGACTTGCTATCTATTTGTTTCAATCTCGCAACCACGTTTTTATAATCCCAGGCATTAAAATTTAATTCAAGTGTTTTAAAATCCTCCTCCTCCTTACTTTCCTCTTGCTTTACTTCTTCATCGTAAAAAGGTATATCCAAGCCCCACGCCTCCAAGTCCACCACCTCCCAATCGTTCGCCAAGGTGTCCCAGTCCCATGACCCCGTGTTTGCATTTAAACGTATATTTAATTCCTTTTCATCCGCCTCATTTAAATCAACAATAACGCATTCAATTTCATTGATGCCAAGCTTCTTTAATTCACGGACACGGAAATGTCCGCCGACAATGTACCCCGTTTGTTTGTTGAATATAATCGGTTCAACCAATCCAAACTTTTCAAGGCTTTCTTTCAAATGCTTTTCCTGCTTTGCCGTGCTTTGCCGTGGGTTGTACGGCGCTGGGATTAAATCCGATATTTTCTTTTTCTCGATTATCATAAAGCGTTCAATACGTTTATCCTAAATTCATTTACATCTAACAAATCCCTTTCATTACTCAGCCATTCACGCCCAGTCTTCAAGTCTGCAAAGTAAGCATCATCCTTTTCCAAATCCTTAGCAAATTTGTTGCTTAAATCCTGTTCATCTTTGTAAGTCCGAACCGAAGGAATGCAAAATTCCTTGATTGCCTCAGGTGCATAAGAAATACAACCAGCTACCAGCATCTCCATAGCAAAGTTATTTGACTTTGCCTGATTGAAATTGTCAATGGTTAAAGGGAAAACGCCGTAATGTGGCGCACTGTTTTTAATCAACTCAAAATACTGGAAAAGAGAATTGTTCCATGGTAATACCTTAATATTTGGGTATAAGGTTTTGCCCAACCACTCAGGAAGTCCAATAAATGCAACTTCGGTGTCCTTTCGCTTGCTTATAGCCTTCCAAAAGGTATCAATCGTTTTCAAATCCTCGATATGTGTCATTGACCCGCGCCAAATGATCCGCTTTTGCTTTGTTTCAAGTTTATCTTTGCGCACGGGAACAAACGGCGTAACTTGAAAGTCAATGGCATTAGGAATAACCATGATTTTACTTTCGTCAAAGAATTGCTTATAAAATTCTTTTAAAAAAGGAGTTGAAACCATTAAGTAATCTGCATAAGCAAAAGCCTTTTCAACTGACTCCTTTACTTTTGTTTTCCCGAAGTGTTCCGACGCTGGATTAGCAAGGTTTACTTCGTGTAATAAATCGTCGTGGTCAATCATTATCTTCTTACCCATTTTCCGCGCCTCAGCTATCATTGATAACATACCGTCACCGTTTGGACGTTGGAAAAGTAAAACATCAACGTCGTAAAAATCGTACCATTTTACCGTTTCTGGATTAAGATATTTTATTGTAAGATTTGCCATTTGTGAGCGAAGCCGCATAAATGGATTAACCGAACGATAGTAGTCTGTTGTTGGGCTAGTTAGATTTACAACGATGCCTAACCTCATTTACTTTGTTTTTCGTAGGTTTCCAAAAGTAAATACAATACTTGCTCCATTGAATGCTTAACTTTTGTTTCATTCCAGAGCCTAAATTGTAAATCAAGAAGCTTGTTTCTTAGCTTTTCATCTCTATATGAAACGCTAAAAACCGAGCCATTCCCTTTATTTGCATTCATTTTCTTTGTTTTTCATTTTGTAATACCTTTGTCTTTGATATTCTCTTAATCTTTCTTTGTTTGCCTCATAGTGTGCCTTCCTTTTGGCAATTACTTGAGCCTTTTCCTCTTCGCTCAAAGCATCGTATTTCTTCCTTAAATATTCAAGATACTTTGCTTTTTGGTATTCAGGCATTTGCGCCCTGTATTCCTTTTTACGTTCTGCATTCATGTTTAAAAAGGGAAATCTGATTCAGGTTTAAAAGTTGTTGCCTCCGATACCTTTGTATTTTCAACCCCAGCCGTTGGCTTACCTCCAAATTCTATTAAATTTACCATGCAACGAATAACCGCCGCCGCTTCCCCGTTTTTCATATACGTATTCACACCGCCAGAACCTTCGACCACGACGTAAGTACCTTTTACAATGTGAGGCGCAAGTTTTACACCACGTTCACCCCAAATGGAACACGTTACCCAAATTGTTTTTTCCGACGGCGTTGCCCCGTAAACCTTTTCCGTGTGTGCAACTGAAAAGGAACAAACGGTATTATCGCCCACGTTTTTTATTTCAGCATCCTGTCCAACGCGACCCGAAACGATTAATTTTATCATAGTAATTTTCTTTATGCAAAGATAAGTTTATTTTTTTATTTAAATTAAATTTGTTTTAAAGTAAATTTATTATCTTTGTTGCGCAAGTTAGTTTAGTGTTAAAACGTGGTGCACATATACATATATGTGGGGCAAAACGAAGATTAGATTCCTTCACTTGCAATTTTAGCAAGGTGGCGGAATTGGAAGACGCTAAGTGCTTATGACAAGAATCCTACATACGTGTTATGATTCTATGCAGGTTCAAATCCTGCCCTTGCCACTTAGCAAGATGTAAACGCAAAGGAAAATTCGTCACAGGTTTACATATTATTGCAGACGAACCGAAACGCTTACGGTTAACAGGGCTTAACTCATAAAGTCCAGAGAGCGCAAAATAAACGAGTGACAGCCTGGAAAGACAGGTAATTTTAAAAACAAAGCAAATGATTGATAATAAATTCTTTTTCGACAAATCCGTTGAACTTGGTTTTACCGACCGCCTTTATGAGCCATTGGTTAAATTGCACATGAACGGCGCCAGGGTTTTGCAAAGTTTAGGCTGCGAATCTGTTTTTGAATTTGGTTCTGGACTGGGTTTCTTCCTTTCAGCATGCCAGCGCGTTGGATTAGATAATCATGTAGGCTACGATATTAACCCGTATGAAAGAGATTTTGCCATTAGCAAGGGAATTGAGCCGATGAATTATTTATTGGCTAATGGTGAGTTAATCCTAATTGGACAATACGACGCCATTTATTCAACCGAGGTTTTTGAACACATGACCGATGAAGAAATATCTGAGGTTATGCCTATATTATCTCAGGTTTGCAAAAAGTATTTCTATTTCACCTCTACGCCTCATGCAACCACGTTTGAATTTGACGCCGAATGGGGACACATTAACTTGAAAACAAAAGAACAATGGATTGCCTTGTTTGCAAAGTATGGTTTTGAGTTCCTGAGGGATGCAACGGAGGTGACCAGTTGGGGATTATTATTTGTAAAAAGGTAAGAATGTAAAGGAAAATTAGTATATTTACATATCCTTTGAACGGAGTGGACGCCATTCAAAGGATCTTGAAACAAATCTTTGTTTCACCTTTGCCCGATAGCGTCCACCTGTCGGGCATTTTTTATTTTACCTATGCCACGTAAAAGAATTACATACACAGGCGCAGAAAGGACTAAATTATTTAGAGAAAATTATCCTTTTTATCCTATTCCAAAACAATCAGATACTTGTATTTGCAATCATTGTATGGAGGATTACACCTTTAGAGATGTACAAGTAAATAGAGCTGCAAAAGGTGACATTTGGCTTATGTGCCGAGATTATCCCGATTGCGATGCTGGAATAATTGACATCTTTAAAATGACTAAAGATGAAATTGACGCTTGGAGAATAGATTTATTTAACTTATAAAAAATACCTATGCAAATATTACAGGAACTTGAAAGCCTTATTCCCCCATTATCAAACGAGGAATTTAAGCAGCTGGAACGAAACATTCTTAAAGAAGGAATACGCGAACCATTGATTACATGGAATGGTATTTTAATCGACGGGCACAACCGATACAGGATTGCGCAAAAACATGACATGAATTACGAAACACTTGAAAAGGAGTTTGATAATATTAATCTTGTTAAGGAATGGATGATTCATAACCAGTTTGGGAGACGCAATTTATCTAATTACCAAAGGAGCGTTTTAGCCTTGCAACTTGAAGACGTGTTTCGGGAAAAGGCAAAGGGAAATTTAAAACTTGCTGCTGAAAAAACAAATACGCCTTTGCCAATATTGGCAAACCCGATAGAAATTAAATCTATTGATACTAGAAAAGAAATTTCAAAGGTTGCTAATGTTTCACATGGTACTTTAGACAAAGTAAAGGTTATACAAGCCAACGCCACTCCCGAAGTTAAAGCAAGGTTGAACACTGGAACAATGTCAATCAATGAAGCATACAAGGAGATAAAGAAGGAGGAAAAGATTGAAGAAACAAGAAAAGAAAAATATGAAATAATTAAACAGGTTGAATCAATAGAAATATCAAATGTATTTAATGGTGATTCAATAAATTTTATTGATAAAATAGATTTTAAGATTAAGTGCGTTATAACCGATCCTCCGTATGGAATGAATTATATATCAAATAGAAGAACTGCATCTGAAAAAGACAAAGGTATTTCTAATGATGAAAATTTAGATTTAGCGATTGAAACCGTTAATAAGGTATTTAGTAAACTTTATAATAAGATGGATGAAAACTCGGCTTTGTTTTGTTTTATAGGCTGGAAGCAAGAAAAATACTTTATTGAATTAATTGAAGATATTGGCTTTGAGGTTAAAAATGTATTGATATGGAATAAAAACAATCATGGTACTGGGGATTTGATTTATTCCTTTGCACCTAAGCATGAAAGAATAATTTATGCAACAAAAGGAAAAGTAAAATTAAATTACAGGCATCCAGATGTTTTAGAAGGTTTTGACATAAGAACAAATCACCCAACATCAAAGCCAATTGATTTAATAAAAAAATTGATTGAAAGTACAACTTTACAGAACGACATAGTGGTTGACCCTTTTGCTGGGCATGGTAGCACAGGTATAGCCGCTAAAGAATTAAATAGAAATTACTGGTTATGCGAATTGGATTATGAAAATTATTGCATGATTAAAAATAATATAAATGAATGATAAAACCACAACCTACAAAAGTGACATATCTATTGGAGTTAAATCTGAAGATTTAATTATTAATTGGTTTAATAAAAATAATTATATATACATAGATAAAAGGAAGGATAAAACTTATAGAGAGATGGATATTGATTTTGTTATTGAATTTACAAAGAATGACATTGTCTTTTTTAGACCGAGGATTGAAGTTAAAACTATTCAAAATATTAATTACATTAATATTGAAACAGTATATGATATAAATAACAGACATATACTTAATGATTGGTTAAATTCATGCAAGGCTACATATATTTTTTTTGTATGCGAAAAGGTTAATAAATTTATACAATTAGATTATCAAAAATTTAAAAAATGGTTTATACCTTTAAAAAACAAACATGAAGAAATAGTTAATAAAACGACGGTTAAAGGAAATAAATCACATACGTCTGCTTTTGTTAAATTAGATGTTAATATTATTCCAAAAGAATTATTTGAAATCATAGAATTATGAACAAACTAAACAACAAAATCAAAGATAATTTTACCATTATCCCCAATGACATTATACGAAACAAAAGCCTGAGCGACCGCGCTCGTTTCATATTTTGCTACATGGCTTCCATGCCTGATGACTGGAAATTTTATCAAGGCGTAATGGCAAAGGAACTGGGGTACACAAAGGACACTCTTAGAAAGTATATTGAAGAACTTTTGGAAACAGGATATTTAGACAGGGAACAAAGAAGGGAAGTTGGAAAATTTGATAGCTATGATTATACCTTAAATTTTTCACCGTGTACTAAAAAAGCCGACACGGTAAAATACCGCGACGGTAAAAAACCGATACGGGAAAAGTCGTCACTAACAAATAAAGACTTAGAACAAAGAAAGACTATTATAAATATAGACTTAAACAAAGAGTTTGAAAACGAGTTTTCGACCTTTGAAAAAATTACTATTGATGATTCTCAAAGTTCCAAAGTAAATCCTTTTACCTTAGTGAGCCTTGTTGAAAAAGAAAAATCAAAAAGTTGCGGCAAAAAGGAAAAAGAAAAGGCTGACGCCGCCCCCAAACCCGAGCGCAAGCCAAACCCGACCTACGAAGCGTTTACAGTGTTCTGTCAAACCTTTGAACAGTTATCAGGAGCCGCGTACCCAACGGATCAAAAGGGACATTATATCATGAGCCCGAAAGATGCTGGAGGTATGGTATATTTGTTACGGTGGCTTGAAAAAGTTGACCGGA